CAGAATTACCATATTGCAGTTTACAACAGTCAAGCAATACTGCTGGGGAAAAATGAAAATATAGTTCCCAGCGAAATTACTCTTGAAATTCCAGTTAGGCAAGGCACAGCGTTGCATTGGCAAGAGTTATTTGATCAATACCCAGGACAGTATCATGCTGGTTCAAGTCAAATTTACCTCACACAACCCAACGGCACGCAAGTAGTTGGAACTGTTGCTATCAATAGTTTAGATAATTCTATTTTACAAATCAATTGGAATCCAGACACACTGGTATCTGACACTGACATTGACAGTGCAGGGCTTAAAGAAGGATCTGTAGGATATGTTATTCCCAGTTATAGAAACGGTACAGCTAATCAAGGTTCTCCTGGCACGTTTGATGCTATCATTAATCCTTTAACTTATAATCCCAAACGTCCATTGAATCAGGACGCTGATCAAACTGTTCGCCCAGGCACACGCTACCTTATCATAGAAGATATTGGTGATGTTGACAATGTGGACGGAGCAGACGGTTGGAAAGGCACTGACAATTCAGAGTTGGTTGCATTGGCCAACGATATTATAGAGTGGACTGGGGTCAAGTGGAATGTGATATTTAATCACACTCAGAATACTGACTCCCTTGTGTGGCAAACGAATATATACACTGGAGTTCAATACTTGTGGAACGGGGTTCAATGGGTAAAGAGCTTTGAAGGTGAATACAATCCGGGCCAATGGAAAATAATACTCTAAAAGAACAAATTACCTGTAGCGGTGCTTTATTTTATGCCAAAAAAACTGGAAGGTTTTTACTGCTACAAAAAAGCCACGGCAAACATTCTGGCACCTGGGGACTAGTTGGTGGTACCAACATATCAGGGGAAACTCCATGGCAGGGTTTACAGCGTGAAATCACCGAAGAAATTGGCACTATCCCTGCAATCTTAAAAACGATTCCCTTGGAAACATTTGTGAGTAACGATAGAGTTTTTAATTTTCACACTTATATGTGTGTGATTGACTATGAATTTGTGCCCGAACTGAGTGACGAACATCATGGTTGGGCGTGGGCAACCATAGATCGTGCTCCTAAACCGTTGCATCAAGGGTTACGTAATAGTTTCAGTTCAAAAATTATTCGTACCAAACTGCAAACAATATTTGATATTGTGGAATTAATATGAACACTAAAGAAAATTTTATTGGTGTGTACGATAACGTGCTTACCAAGGCTGAGTGCCAAGAAATGATTCGATATTATGACGAAATGGACGGATTAGATTTGGTGATTGATCACAAGCAGTACGGAGAAAGTGGCAAGCCTGGACACAAAAGAAAAGATTCCACAATCTTCATGTTTGAAGAAGATGTATTTTATCTAAATCAAACACATCACACACTGATAAACTTTTTGCCCAAGTTTTGGCCAGCTTACAAAGACTATGTTGAAGAGTACAGCATGTTAAAAGCGGCCGCAAAACACGGTATCCGCAGTATCAGAGTTCAAAAGACTCCAGTGGGTGGCGGATTTCACGAATGGCATTTTGAGACTGATACACACGATGTGTCTTCTAGAATTATCACATGGATGATGTACCTTAATGATGTCGAAGACGGCGGAGAAACAGAATTTTTATATTACCCCAAACGAGTCAAACCAAAAGCTGGTAGATTATTAATATGGCCAGCGGGATTTACACACTCTCATCGCGGTAATCCTCCAATAAGCAACACCAAGTATATCCTAACAGGTTGGCTCAACTTGTTAGAATGATATATTGAACGCTAAAACTGTTCTGTTTTCAATGCCAGTGTACTTGGCACTGTGCCCCAAGTAGGACGGAAACAATAATAAATCACCAGGTTCCAGCAAGTGACAGTGCATAAATTCTTTTTCTAAAAATTCTGTTCCTGGGTCACTGTATGTGATAGGCGGAAGGGGACTGTATAACACAGTATACCCATTGTGATTGTCAGTGTTTTCTTGTTTAGATGCTAGACAATATATACCAGACCAGCTGGCATTCACATGCGTGTGATATGCGTTGTAATAATTGTTACTGGACCAACCCCAAAATTTTGAAAAATACGGTGGGTGGTCTTTGTTCCAATACTGTTTATTTTTTTCACTAACCACTGTGTGTACAGTGTCCAGTATCCATTTTTTTAAATCTGTTAGTGCAGAGTTATTTTCTAAAGTATTAAAAATTACTGCAATGCTTGCAGGATCATCCAATAGCCCAACACGTTCTGCGGCTTGATTTGTTATCTTGGTTATATTATCATGGTTAGAAAATATCTTATGATTTCTAACTATTGTAGTTGGCCATAGTGATATAACTTCCATATTAAATTTTAAAATCTATTACTACTATGTTTCTTTCGGCTGAGCACGGTCTGCTGGAATGTGTTAACCAGCCTGGAAATGCCACCCAATCACCGGGTGATAACATAATTATTTCTGCAAAGGGACTAGATAATGCCACTGCTATAGGGCGAGGATCAAACAATAACAATTCGCCGTTGCCCGATATGTTCACAATGGCAGTGTAATAACTGCTGGCATGTATGTGCGGATCCTGATAGCCACCTGTATCGTAACTCACAACCCAACTGCTTTTAATAACTGCGTCAAGTTGTGCGGTTAAGGGTGAGATTTTATCTAATATATAAGACATCCATGTGGGCTCTTTGTCTCCAGGAACAAATACTCGTTGATAACCACTGTGTGTGGTTGAACCACTGACTGGATCTGTTATTAACTTTTCAACTTGTATCCATTTGTCATAGTCACTGGTTACTAGAGGTAGCATGGGCATGTTACCTTTGTACACTGTAGTTGGAAACAAATCCAGTGCTGTCACTTGAAGTGCGCCTCATATGCGTCTTTTAATTTCTTTCGTTGTACTGCAAATGAGAAATTATTAAAAAATCTACGTTTGGTTACCCACAAATTGTCCCAAGCAGTTGCATCTCTACAAACCATGTCGTATGTTTTTTCACTCAATGGAATAATTTGTGCCATTGGAGTGCCTGCTTTTATGGTATGTACACCATTGGTAACGTACCATAGTATTTGAAAATTAATTTCAGAACTGAGTCCTGGATCTAGAATACCAGGCACATGTTCAAACTCGAATGTATCTGGATAACTTATGGGTAAGATTAAAAATTTTATTCCAGGGGGTGCTACCAAATGCCAGGGTGTTGAAATTTTTATAATAGTTGACATTGCTCCTGGAGGTATTGGTAGTGATGCGGCAGCGGCTTGTTGCGGAGTTATGGGAGGTATGCCTCCCATTAATAGAGACAGCTCTTCGCTGGGCACAGTCCATTTAAAATTAGTAGGATCCCCGTTGGTTTCAATCATAACATCCCAAGGCATTGTTAGATAATAGCCTTCTGCTATGATTTCAAATATACCAGGACATCTGTATAAATGGGGCCAGCGTCCGTTATCTTTTAATCTAGCGGCCGATACTTTATAGTCTTGCCTAACCTGATTTACCCACAGTGGCATTTTATTTCTAGCGTGTATTACTGGAAAAGTATCTGCTAAACCTTGTACGTAACTAAAAAATTCTATTTTTTTCATATTGCTATATTAACACACTCCTGGGTCACTTGTCAACGTTTAACTATGATATCAAACGATATATTAACTCGATCCACAATTGAAAAGTTTGTCTCAACTTCGTGCGGAACCCAGCTGGGCCATAAGATTAAGTCTTTGTCCGCTGGCTTAAAAATTGAATCGTCCACATACGGAGAAATTTCATTACAATCACATAGTATATTTGCTGGATTGCTGAATCTCAAATTACCAGTATTAGTTGCTTGTAAATAATAAGTCCCGGACATGATAGCATCTTTATGAGCATGAAATACATTTCGACTCATGGGACTGTTTATGTTAGCCCAATAAAATATTTCAAGTTCGCGTTCAGGTATAGCATATCGAGTTTGAGCTTCTTTATAAAGACTCATAACAGTTTCCCATAGCCAGTTTAAATCTATCTCAGGATTAGTTATCCTCCAACAGCCGTCATTGGATAGCGACGTTGGAGGTAACTTGGCTTTATAGTCATAAAGTGATTTGATCACATTGTTAACCTGCTCCAAAGATCCAACTTGGGATTGTATAAACAGATCAGCTTGCAATATCGTTTTTATCATCGTACCAGTCTTTTAAAAATTCGTAATGATTTGGAAACATTTCTTTTACCAGTTCTATTCGATTATTTTGATTTCGTATAAAATACTCTGAATATTTTTCTAACTCTGGAGTCAAATTAGATTTACTTCCTTTGTACATTTCAGCGGCATGCAGTACACTGAACCAATGTCCCACATGGAACCCACTAGTTTTATCTAGAAATATTCCGCTGTGCAATGACGGAATAAAATGATCTAATATTTCCTTTACAGATTCAGGAACATCATTGATTGTTTGGTTTCTAATAGATTTCCAAAAAGGTGTGTCTGCCTTTGATGAAAAGTGATAATGTATCCACACAAACGCTAGAATCTCCGTCACCATGTTCATATAGGAAACATTAAGATTGTTTTTTGCGCTATCAGTCCATATGCCGTTATGATGATTCAATAATCCAACCACTTGCTCAACCACTTTGGTTGTGAATGTTATTCCAGTTGCTTCTAACGGTTCAACAAATCCAGCACTAAGACCCACAGCAACAACATTTTTATAAGCTACTACTTCGTGACTACCACATCGCATTGTCAAGTGTTTGGCAGGCACTTCAAATTCGCCTATCTTTTCTCTTAACTCTTTTTCAGCATCTTCTGGGGTCATAAAACGGTCACTGTACACATAACCGTTGCCAGTTTTCATAAATGTTGGAATTGTAAACATCCACCCTGCGTTCATAGCAGTTGCTTTTGTGTAAGGAAAACATTCAGTTTCAGGATCTTTATAAGATGTGGGAATTACCACAGCTCGATTACAGGGTAAAAATCCTTCAATACTGTGAAACTTGACTCCTAAATTCTTTTCTAATAATACACTGCTAAAACCAGAACAATCTATATATAAGTCAGCAGTGTGTGTTCTACCTTCTTGATCAACCAGTCCTGTAATACCGTCTTGATCTTTATTAACACCAACAATCTTTGTGTTAAAGTAACCTATCTTATCCCCAATAAGATCTCGTAAACTATCAAGGATTGAATAGGCATCAAAGTGTACAGCACCAAAGTCTCTAATTCCAGGAACAGCATAGTTAGTATCTAATCCTGCTAGTTTAGGACTTTTATTATGTTTGGCCATTTGATAAGCTGGCAGATAATCAAAAAACTCTTGTGTTGGTCTGCTGGCAAAATAATCCACAGTACGCAAACCTGGACCTATCATGGTGTTTTCAATAAAATCATTGTCAACAAAGAAATTGTCCTTGTTCCAGCCAACAAATTCAACACCTAATTTAAAACAAGCACGACTGGGTTTCATCCAAGTGCGCGGGTTAAGACCGCAGTCATACATAAATCTAGAAGTGGCAGGCTGTGTGCCTTCGCCAACACCAATAGGCCCTAATTCTGTGCTTTCTATTAGGGTCACTTTAATTGGATTTTTAAGATTGTTAATCAAGTAAGCGGCAGTTAACCAACCACTGGT